CTATTATTGATTATGATAAAGCAAAAGACACAGATGACCAACAGGGATTACATATATTAGAATTAATACAGTTTGCTAAAGCAGAATGGACAGCTCAAGCAAATCATGGATTAAGAAAAGACTTTGAAGATAAAACTCTATTATTCCCTAGATTTGATAATCTAACATTAGGACTAGCTCTTGAGTATGAGGGTAAAAATATACTTGAAACAGATTTAGAGGCTCTATATGATTCTTTAAGTGAGTGTATTTTAGAGATAGAAGAGTTAAAAAATGAACTAACAACAATAGTAATGACTCACACCAGTACTGGGGCAAATGCTAGAGATCGTTGGGATACTCCAGAGGTGAAGCTTCTTAATGGTAAAAAGGGTAGGCTTAGAAAAGATAGATACAGTTCATTAGTCATAGCAAACATGTTAGCCAGACAAATGAATAGGACTCTTGCTGATGTGGAATATAATATTATAGGAGGAAATCTAAGATCTATTAAACCTATCGAGGGTCAGTTATATAAGGGGCCTGAATGGTTTACTTCTGGAGCTAATGAAGATTTGTATAGGGGAGTATATCGTAAATAATGGTGTATCTAATTTCTAATAGCATTGTAATTCAACCGCAATATAATTGAGTATAAATATGGCTAAAAACTATCGAAAAAGTAAAGCAATAGAAGACGCTTCCATCGAGGGACAAGAGGCGTATGTGATTTGGGGCAATGATAAAGAAAGCCAAGATAAAGCTTCCAAGATCTCTTCTGAATCTTTAACAGAGTTTGGAGGCATAGAAAGAACATCCGCTAGATCAAGAAGTCATTTAGATTTTTCTAACTTAGATACTAATGTTGGAGGAAGACCTGGCTTGAGTCGGATGGATTACGACGCTTTTAGGCCAGAAGAAGCTATTCCAAATAGAGTTAAACAAATAATGAGACATGCTGATTATGTCTATCAAAAATTTGGTTTGGTTAAAAATGTAATTGATCTTATGGGTGATTTTGCTTCTCAGGGAATAAGAATAGTACACCCTAACAAAAGAGTAGAGAAATTTTATAAAGCGTGGTTTAAGAAAATAGATGCTAAAGATAGATCAGAAAGGTTCTTGAATAATCTTTATAGAACAGCAAATGTTGTTATAAACAGACAAACAGCAAAAATAAATAATAAAATTATTGACAGGATGTATAAATCATCAGCTGCTGATATTAACGATCCTACATATGAAGAAAAAGACCCAGCTAAAAAAGAAATTCCTTGGAGATATACTTTTATAGACCCTGTATATATTGATGTCTTGGGTGGCTCACTGTCTTCTTTTGCTACTAAAAAAATCTATGGGGTTATTTTACCAGCTTCTTTAAGAAAAACTATAAATAGTCCTAAAAATGATGCTGAAAGAGAGATAGTTAGTCAGTTACCATCAGATATTGTGGAAGCTGCTAAAACTCGTAAACCATATATTCTAAATCCAGAGAAAACTTTAGTATTTCACTATAAAAAAGATGACTGGCAAGTGTGGGCATATCCAATGATACATGCTATAATGGATGATATTACCATTATTGAAAAATTAAAACTCGCTGATATGTGCGCTTTAGATGGTGCAGTGTCTAATCTAAGAATTTTTAAACTAGGGAGCTTAGAGCATAAAATAGCACCAACCAAGGCAGCTGCTGCTAAATTGTCAGCTATTCTCAGTAATAATGTTGGTGGTGGAACTATGGATCTTGTGTGGGGACCAGATTTAGAGTTTATTGAATCAAAAACTACTGTTCATCAATTTCTAGGAGAAGGTAAGTATACTCCTCATTTAAACAGTATATATGCTGGTCTTGGTATTCCTCCCACCCTAACAGGAACATTTGGAGCTTCTGGAACCACTAATAATTTTATATCATTAAAAACATTAACCCAAAGACTTCAGTACGGAAGAGATGTTTTAACAGATTTTTGGGATCATGAAATATTAGCTGTACAAAAGGCTATGGGGTTTAAATATCCTGCAAAAATAGAATTTGATAGAATGGATCTTTCTAATGAAGACTCAGAGAAGGCCCTGTTGATTCAGTTAGCTGATAGAAATATCATATCCGACGAACTATTACAGATGAGATTCGGAGTAGACCCAGGAATGGAAAAGCATAGACTCAATAGAGAAATAAGAGATAGGGATTCTGATCGTATGGTAAGTAAGGTTGGTCCATTCTTTGATGGTAATTTTGAAAATAATCTTAAAAAGATAGCTTTACAATTAGGATTAGTGGCTCCTAGCGAGGTTGGTCTAGATTTACTAGATAAGAAAAAAGGGGAAAAAACACTACTAGACATTAAAGGTGATCAAGAGCTTAAAAAGATAAAAGAAGCCCCAGCACCAAAGGGGGTTCCAGGACAAGGTAGACCACCAACTGTTAAAGATGCTACAAAGCGTAAAACTAAAAAGTTTAGCCCCCAAACAGGAGCCTCTTTAGCTGTGTGGGCTATAGAAGCTCAAGACAAGATCAGTGATATTATAAATCCTTTTCTTTTAGAGTTTTATAATAAAAATAATCTAAGAAAACTATCAGCTAACGAGACAAGAGAAATAGAATCTATTAAAACAAAATTGCTATTTGGTATAGAACCAATGGGGATTATTGCTTCTGATTCTATTATGTCTTCGTTGTCTTCTGTAAATAGTAATGTAGAAACTCAAGCTATGTATAAAAACTATTTAATTTGGCTAAAAAATATAGCTAATGACCTAAATAAGACTATTTCTACAGAAGAAAATAAACTAATTAAGGCCTCTTTTTATTCTGCGGTGTATACAACAGAAAGGGAGCTAAATTCTAATGAAAATATTTAAAGCAGAAATTATAGATGGTCTACAAAAGACATTATCTTCTATTAATAGTATTGCATATTCATCAGAGGTTATTCCGTGTAAAGAAAAGAATCCTATTCTATCTGGTTTTTTTAAAACCCTAGCATCAGTTGATGATGATGATCTTTACTATACTCAGTCTATTCTAGTAAGCTCAAGCTGGAATAAGAACGATGATATTTTTGATAAATCTGAGGTGTGGCTTGCTAAAAACTCCCCAGAACACAAACCAACAAATTTAGAGCATGATGAATCTGCTATAGTTGGCCATATAATATCTAATTGGCCTATTACAGAAGATGGAATACTTATAGATGAAAAGACACCGGTGGAAAATTTGCCTGATAAGTATCATATTTTAACAGGCTCTGTTATTTATAAGTCATATACCCTGCCAGATCTAAAACAAAGAGCAGACTCTTTAATAAGTGATATAGAAGGTGGAAATAAGTTTGTTAGTATGGAGTGTTTCTTTAAGGGGTTTGATTATGGATTGTTGAATAAAGAGACTAATGAATATAAAATATTGGCTAGGAATGATGAGACTGCTTATTTGACAAAACATCTAAGAGCTTATGGGGGAATTGGAGAACATGAGAACTATATATTGGGTAGGGTTCTAAGAAATATTACATTTTCTGGTAAGGGATATGTTGATAAACCTGCAAATCCAGATAGTATAATATTCAGTAGAGATTCTTTTAAATTTTTAAATTTAGAAAAAAATGATGATATTTCAAAATCAGGTGTATTATTTTTAAAGTCAGATTATCCATCGGAGAATAAAATTATGAGTAAAGAATCAGAAGCAAAAGCTGTTGATTGTTCAGAAGCTACATTAGCAGCAGAAACAATAGCTATTGAGTTAAAGAGTCAGATTGAACAATTAATATCAGATAATGAAACAGCTAGCGTCAAAAGTAAGCAGGAAATTGACACGATGAATATCGAACATGAGGAAGCAGCAAAGATGACCAAAGAGCAGATGAAAAAGATGGAAGAAGAAAAAGATAAGATGATGGCTGCTATTCAAGAGTTAGAACTAAAACTAAATCAGGCTAATGATTCTATTGCAAGTTACGAGAGCGAAAAGAAAAAAATGTATCGTAAGGCTGCTGTTATGCAACATGGATTCGATAGCGATCAAGCAGATTCTATTGTTGATAAATTTAATTCTTTAGCTGATGAAACATTCTCAGCTATGACCGAGATGCTTTCTGCTGGTGGTATGCCACCTTGGTTGAAGAAAAAAGACGAAAAAAAGCCCTCCGAAGCTACCAGCCAATTGGTAAAAACTGATATTGTCGAGATTCTCGATAATGTAGAAGAAGTTAATGAGGTTAACTTATCCGTAGGTGGAGAGCATGGCTGTGAAGCAGACTCTGTAAGAGCTGCTCTAGTAGATTTTGTTTATGCTAGATTAGGTAGTAATAAATTTAACAAGGGAGAATAAAAATGGCTTTAAAACCAGATCGTATTGAATTTTTGACTGATATTTCTAACTTTATGAACTCAGTAGCTGAAAGGGGTGGGGTTGTATCCTATGTAACTGGTGGGGTTGGAGCATCTATGGACGATGGCAATGCTGTCGTTGGTTATGCTGTCAGCTCTTCTGGAGGCCTTCCAGCTGGCATTTTACTGAATGATGTTGTTAATTATGATTTAAGTAAACAGCATATCAACTGGATGAAAGATGAAATGCAGGTTGGAGGTAAAGTTACTTTGTTAAAAATTGGCCAGGTCACTACTGATAAAGTAGAAGGCACTCCAGTTGTTGGTGATTCTGCTTATGTGGGACCCAATGGATTAGTATCTACTACTTCCACGAATTCTGTTAAGATCGGAACCTTTCTAAGTGGAAAAGATTCAGACGGCTTTGCAAAACTATCAGTTAACTTACAGTAATTTTAAAAAGGGAGATATACACAATGTCAGATAATATTAAGTCATTCCAACCAACACCAGAGCTTACAGACCTTTTGATTCGCTCTGGATCTATGCAGAAAGAAGTAGCTATGGCAGCTAACTCAGAGTTTGCCAAAGCTTTAGAGCTACCTCTTCGTCAGGGTATTTTAAATGGTGATATTTTGGATAATATTTTTGAACCAGTAATTTTGGCTCAAAGTGCTACTCCAGAATTTCCATTAGATTTTCTTTCTCCAGGCACCGAGAAAGACTTTGTAGCATATACCATTCCTAATCATGGATATATTCCTCAAAGGCATGTTGAAGGAGATTATGTTATGGTTCCGACCTATGACATAGGAGCTTCTATTGACTATCTATTAAAGTATGCTAGAGATGCAAGATGGGATATTGTTGGACGAGCTATGGAAGTACTAGAAGCACAGTTCGTTAAAAAGCTTAATGATGATGGCTGGCATACTCTTTTAGCAGCTGGTGTGGATAGAAATCTAGTAGTATTTGATAGTGCTGGTGATGCTGGACTGTTTACAAAGAGACTTGTGTCTCTTATGAAAACGGTTATGCGTAGAAATGGTGGCGGTAATTCGGCTTCTACAAACCGAGGTATCTTAACAGATCTGTATATTTCTCCAGAAGCGATGGAAGATATTCGCACCTGGGGAATAGATCAGATTGATGAGTTCACTAGAAGAGAGATCTATACTGCTCAAGATGGATCTCTAAATAGAGTATTCAATGTTAATCTCCATGATCGTGATGAACTCGGAGTAGGACAGCAGTATGAATTGTTCTATGAGAATGTATTGTCTGGGACATTACCCTCTGAAGACACAGAGATAGTTGTTGGTTTGGATCTTCGTAAGAGAGATTCATTCATCATGCCTGTTCGTCAACAGGTCCAAATCTTTGAAGATGATACCCTTCATCGTCAGAAGAGAGCTGGATTTTATGGTTGGGCAGAACAGGGTTTTGCTGTTTTAGACAATCGTAGAATTATCCTTGGTAGCATATGATTATTTATATAAATTAACTCAAATTAAGGGCGGCGAAAGCTGCCCTTTTTTTGTATATACTCTGTTTCTTTTATCAGTAAGGTGTATATGTTATTTGGAGAAATAAAATATGTCATGGAAAAAAGAAATTACTATTATTGTTAGAACGCTAATCAATGACATAGTATCTCCGTATACTTATTCAGATAGTAGAATATGTCAAACTATAGTCATAGCTGCTCAGTATGTACAATTTGATGTTAATTTGCATAATAAATACTCTGTTAATATTGTAGTCCCAGAAATAACTCCAGATCCTGTAGGTACTCCTGATGATAGGGGTTCCTTAAAAGATGAGATTTTTATTAGTCTCGTAGGATTAAAAACAGCTTGTATAATAGATCAGAGTTTATTTAGAACTAAAGCAGCAATGGAAGGTATTAAAGCTTCTCTTGGGTCTGCTAGTTTGAGCGTGGGTGGAAGTTTAGCTGGTTGGAAAACTATCCTTGATAAAGGCCCCTGCTCTTTATACGAATCATTAACAGACCATTGGGATGTTGCTAATGCTAATGCTGTTAGAGCAATATTCAGTCCATTCATAGGTAATAATTTTGATCCTCAAGCTCTTAACAGAGTAAGAAATGACTATAGTAGAGATACTCCTAATGAATATTTTTAAAGAAATAAAAACAATATGCCAGCTTCAAAATACGACTTTACTATAGAACAAGGGTCATCCTTTAAATTATCTCTTATTTATAAGAATAGTACTGACCTACCCATAGATATTACTGGTTGGTGTGCTAGGTTAATATGGACAACAGATGAAGGTGTAGTTCAAGTATATTCCACCACAAATATGGATTATGCTTTATATAAATTCACACTGACTGGCGCAGAAGGTAAACTATTA